TCCCTTGGTGTTATGTAGGCTGATTATATCCCGCTTATAGGCAAGATTCCCGAACCGCTTGCGTTCTTCAGTAAGTTCAGCAGAACTTCCGTAGTATCTTTTCCAGTCGCTTTCACTCTTAACTCGCCTGCCTCCAGTTCTAGGCTTTCGTAATTGGTGGAAGTATTTTCTACCGATGTATCTTTTCCCAGTGAGACTATTTGTAATACAATAGACAAACCCATAATGATTGTCAATGTCCTTAGATAGAAAAGGTTGTCCATCATAAATCCAGGGGTTTTCATACTCAGTTTCATTTTCATTAGTCGGTTTCTCCGTCGTCATCGTATGTGTGTACTCGTCTCACATTCTCACTATCTAGGTAAGATTCTGCATCGGAGTAAACTTCTGCCTTGAGGTAAGTAAGAGCAACTTCAAGGTCATGTATCAAGACTTTTAAATTATTTCTATTCATACTCGATATTCTTGTAGGACTTTTAGAACTTCATTATAAGCATGGTGGGCACCATCATACCATTGCCCAGTTTTACCTGTATGATCCTCCATTTCATATAACTCTGACTTTAGTTTATAAAGACGAGCTTCCATATCAATCTTAAGCATTTGTGACCTAGGCATTAGATTTTCTCTTGTAGTGATGTCCAATCTTTATCAAACTGTTCTAAACCTTTGTCGGTAAGAATATGCTTGTAGAGTTGATAGAACATAGGTAGTGGGATTGTACAAATATCAGCACCTACTCTAAAGGCATCTGATACTTGAATAGGGTCTCTGATAGATGCTGCAAGGATTTCAGTTTTGACCTGATGAGTTGCAAATACATCTGCAATCTGTTCAATTAAATAAATTCCATTCCAATGCTGGTCAAATACTCTACCAACGAATGGCGAAACATATTTGGCACCTGCTTTTGCAGCAAGGATTGCTTGTGCTGTACTGAAGATAAGTGTAACGTTTACATGTACATCTTCGTTTGCAAGTTCCCTGCACACTTTCAGTCCTTCGACTGTGCATGGTACTTTGATTGTAATATTAGGTCCGATATCCAAATACTCTGCTGCCATATCAAGCATCTCTTCTGCAGTATCTCCAACTACTTCAGCAGATACTGAAGAATTCCATGGAAAGATTGCCGAGATCTCTTTGATAATGTGCTTAGGATTTTCACCTGCTTTCAACATGAGACTGGGGTTTGTTGTAACTCCGTCGATTAGTCCAGTCTCGAATGCAGCAGAAATAAGTTCTGGGTCGGAACAGTCCAGAAAAAGTTTCATGACTCTCCTTATAGGTTGTCAGTATTTATTATACTAAAAAAGCACCCGTATGGGTGCTTTGTGTTCATTTTACAATAATGAAATCAACTTTGTGAAGCAAACTTCTTCTCAACTTTGATACCACGATACATTAGATTGTGATTACGTTGAGCAGTTTGCTCTGAAAGAACCTTTGCTTTGTAGCTTTCTGCGTCATACTTGACGCCACGATAAGTGATCTGTGTCATGTTGTTACTCCTGAAGATAGGGTGGTTTATTCCCCCGTTCCTTCAGTCGTGTGCGTCCCATGGGTAGCAATCAGGGGTTGATTCCTTCATGACCTCAATTAATTCCACCTTATATTCGGTAGGAATATTCTCATTTGTTCTCATCCGAAGCATAATTGCATCAGCTTGAGCACATGTGAGTGATGAATAGAATAATAATTCAATCATGGGATGAACGCTCCGTTCCGCGACTTACTTGCGTCCCCGAAGGGATGAACGTAAGATGTGATGAATTCATCACAATACTATTTATAGCATAAAACATTTTATTTGGTAGTTCAGTCTGATACACTTTGTCTTTTATTTAGATATCTTTCAGATTCCACGTCAGTGATAAGAGTCATACCACTATCAATGAAGTCTTGACTTTGGTCAACACCATGCCTAGTGTTACGCTCCATTTGCTGACGCTGTTTCCTCTTTTCGTTATCCCACATAACTTCGGCAAGAGGATTACCCTCTTGTCCTGCCTCAGTTAACATCTCATCATAGAGAGAATCCAGCGAAGGAGTCTGATTTGACATCTTGTTTGATTCCGCCGATGACATAGCTTTCAATCTCCGTTTCTTGGGGTGCATTTTGTTGTCCCTTACTATTTAACCAAAACTCTGTCCAGGGTAATGGATTATTCTTAGCAGGAATATCGAACATTGGTTTGATACCAATCGCTTTCATACGACGATTGGCAATCCACTCAACGTAATTGTGTAGTAGGCGTTCGTTAAGACCGATCATAGAACCGTTCTTAAACAAATAATCTGCCCACAGTTTTTCTTCGTCTACAGCACGTTGGAACATGCTCTTAACATAACCTAACTCTTCATTTGCAATCTTTTGCATCTCGGGGTCATCGCCTTCTTCCCACTTACGAAGAATATTTTGAGTGAGATTCAAGTGCTGAGATTCATCACGAGCAATTAATGAAAGAATCTTTGCGCTGCCTTCCATGAGTTTGTTCTCACCGAAAGCAAATGAACATGCGAAACTAACATAGAAACGAATACCCTCAAGGATATTCACGTTAGCAACTGCACGATACAATTTACGCTTCAGTTCTATTCTATCATACTGCCCTGTATAATGTCCATCTTTTGCCAGTTCCCACATAGTTCCATTGTCATACTGATGAGCATGATTAATAAACTCATCATAAGATTCGGTAACCGATGATGCACGAGAGAGAATCTTCTCATCATCTAAGATAGTATCAAAGACCTCTGTAGGGTCAGAGTATACGTTCTTAATGATGTAAGTATAGGAGCGACTATGAATCATCTCCATGAACTGCCACACATTCATACATGCTTCTAACTCAGGTAGTGAACAGTAAGGGCTAAAAGCCATCCCAGGACCACGCCCTTGTACACTATCCAACATGATTTGGTATTTAAGGTTACTAGTGAAGATGTGCTTCTGCTCTGGCGATAGAGTTTGGTAATCTGCACGGTCTTTCTGTAGTGATACTTCTTCTGGTCTCCAAAAATAACCCAGTTGTTGCTGAGTTAGTTTGTCAAACACAGGATACTTATAGGAGTCATATCTCTGAACTCCTAGTGGTTGCCCAAAGAACATTGGTTGTTTCTTTGTGTCTACTTTGTTGCTGTTAAATACGGTCATTCCTTTAACTTCAGATCTTGCAGGATTCACAGTCATCGTCTTCCTCGGATTCTAGAATTTGGTCAATAAGATTGTCAACGTTTTCCCTTACGGGTTCTTCATCACCATCTTTTTTGTTGTCGTAAGTGTTCTGATAATAAGATGTCTTCCATCCATACTTGTAAGTATTAAGAAGATCGTTTGCCATCACAGATACAGGCACTTCATTGTCAGGGTAGTTCTCTGGATTATAAGACCAGTTGCCAGAAATTGCCTGGTCAAAGAACTTTTGAATTACAGCAGCAATTTTGATGTAACCATCATTATTGGGCATGTCCCAAAGCAGAGTGTATGCATTCTTCAGTGTAGTGTACTGAGGAACAATCTGCTTAAGAGGTCCTTTCTTGGACTTCTTAACGGACAAGTATGCTCTAGGCGGCTCGATTCCATTTGTTGCGTTTGACACAACGGAACTGCTCTCCGAAGGCATCTGTGCGGACAGTGTTGAGTTCCTGAGACCATGCTGTTTGATTCGCTCGCGAAGAAATTCCCAATCACATGAAAGATCATTTGGTACAATCTCATCAACTTCGTTCTTATATGTATCAATTGGTAAAATTCCATCTGCATACTTTGTCTTACCAAAATAACCGCATGGACCTTTCTCCATTGCAAGATGATTGGAAGCATTGAGAAGAGCATACTGGAAACGCTCAGTCAGTTTATGAACCATGTCGTGTGCCTTGGTAGATTCATAACTTGCACCATTCTTAGCAAGATAATGTGCCAGACCAATATAACCAACCCCCAAAGAACGGCGGTTGACAGTAGATTCTCTTGCTGCCTTAACAGGGTACTCCTGATAATCAATCAAGGCATCCAGACCCCTCACAGCGAGCTCACAGAGTTCATCCAGTTCATCCAGACTCTTCAGTTTACCGACGTTGATGGCAGACAGAATGCACAAAGCAATCTCACCCTTACCATCGATGTGTTGGAGGGGATCAGTGGGGAGTGTAATCTCTTGACAGAGGTTACTCATGTTCACCTTGTCCTTGAAGGAGGAGTGACTGTTACAGTGGTCGATGTTCATGATATACAAACGACCAGTCTCTGCTCTCTCCTTTAGGATGTTGAGAAAAAGTTCTTGCGCCCCGATAGTCTTTCTCGGAACAGCATCA